GATTCGTTTTTATTTGACTTTTCCAAATCAGATGGTAAAGAAACACTTGTAAAAATTAAGGAAATAGTGTCTAAAAAACACCCAATTAAAATGAAAGTAGGTAAAAATTATGATGTGTTGGAGGCTTTGTAAATTATTATATATTTATGTGGGACTAATATATGGTTTTTTTATGAATAATCGCTTATACTGCACATTTGTTCCCGAAGAAAATATTGAAAATACAGTTGACAGAATTAAAACTTCTTATTCTATATTATTCGATAAAATTTTTGTCCTAGAAAGCTTGGATGGGGAAAAAGTTATGCTTACATATAACGTTGATATGGGTAATTCAAGTAGTGAATTTTTAGTGAACAACACAATATTAGTACACAGAAAAAAACAAACAAACACTCTTTACACAATAAATGCTTTAAATGAATTGATAAAGAGTTTGAATAATGGTTATTTAGACAAGTCGTATGCTGTAAATTGGAATGATTATAGAAATTGTATTCTATTAATACAAACCGACGGTTATAAACGCATCGACACTAAAGTAAGAGAAATAATAAACATTTCTTAAAATTTCCTAAAATAAACTTGGTTTAGCCAAATAGCTTTAGTATATTTACTAAAGTAAAAACAATTAACCCTTTTTAATAATAAAGATTCGAATTATGAATTTAGATGAAATCAAAAATCGTTTAGCAAGTCTAAACAACAAAGGTGGAGGAAAAAAGACAGACTATTCTTTAAATTTCTGGAAGCCAAAAGAAGGTACAAAATCACAAGTGCGTATTGTACCTTACAAGCACAACAAAGACTTTCCATTTAGTGAATTATATTTCTACTTTGGAATTGGTAAACCTCGTATGTTAGCATTGTCTAATTTTGACACAACTGATCCAATTTTAGAATTTGCTACAAAATTACGTAAGTCAGGTGATCAAACTAACATGGATTTAGCGAAAAAATTATTCCCTAAACTTCGTGTTTTCGCACCAGTTTATGTACGTGGTGAAGAAGATAAAGGTGTACGTTTTTGGGAATTTGGTAAAATGGTATATCAAGAATTACTTGGTGTAATGGCAGATGAAGATTATGGTGATATCACAGATGTTGCAAGTGGTCGTGACATTACTGTTGAAGTAATTCCTGCCAAAGAAACTGGTAAAATGTTTAATACAACAACAGTTCGTGTTAAACCTAATCAAACACCATTAGAGGCAGAAGCTACTACAGTTGAATCACTTTTAGAAAACCAAAAAGACATTGTTGGTTTATATAAAAGATATGAATTTGACGAAATGAAAGATATTTTACATGGATTTTTAAAGCCGGAAGAAGCAGATGGTGGTAAAGAAACCGAAAAGGTTGAACCAAAAGGTAAAGTAGACATAAATGCTAAATTAGATAATCTTTTTGATTAATGGCTAAAAAGAAAAAAACAGACTCGAATCGAGATGAGTTAACAGGGCTTCTTGCAGAATCTCTCAATAAAAAGTTTAGCAAGACCCACCACAAAGTCGCTTACTTTCTAGATGGTAGTGAAGACTCACCAACAGATGTAGACGATTGGGTGTCCACAGGATCCACAGTATTAGATTTGGCTATTTCTAATCGCCCTAATGGTGGATTTCCAGTTTCAAAAATTGTAGAGATAACTGGATTAGAACAGAGTGGTAAGTCCCTGTTAGCATCTCACATTATAGCAAACACCCAAAAGAAGGGTGGTATTGCAATTTACATTGACACTGAATCTTCATTAAATGCACAATTTTTACAAGCAATTGGAGTTGACGTTGAAAAGATGGTTTATCTGCCTCTTGAAACAGTGGAAGACATTTTTGATGCAATTGAAAATGTAATTTCACAAGTTAGAGAAAACAACCCAGACAAACTAGTTACAATTGTAGTAGATTCAGTTGCAGCAGCAACAACCAAAATTGAATCAGCAGCTGACTTTGAAAAAGATGGTTACGCTACACATAAGGCAATTATCTTGTCAAAAGCAATGCGTAAAATCACTAACTTAATTGGTAAAGAAAAAATACTATTAGTATTTACAAACCAACTAAGACAAAAGATGGGCGCAATGCCATTTGCAGATCAATACACAACATCAGGTGGTAAAGCCTTACAATTTCATGCTTCAGTAAGATTACGTCTTAAACAAGTAGGTAAATTAAAGGAAAAAATCAACGGTGTTGAAGAAATTGTTGGTTCTGAGGTTGAAGCTATTGTTGTAAAAAACAGAATGGGACCNCCAAACCGTAAAATTCGATACAATGTATTTTACAGACAAGGTATTGACGATTATGGTGGATGGTTAAAATTGATGAAAAACTACAAAGTAGTTAAACAGTCAGGACCAATTTGCAAATACACAGACACATCTACAGGAGAAATTATTACATTTTATGGTAAAGAATTACAACAATTGTGTGAGGAAAGACCAGAAGTAAAAGAACAAATGTATAAAGACACTTGCGATTCATATGTTATGAAATATCAACATGAAGATGAACAAGCAATGGATCCTGACGTACAAATCGACGAAACTGGAATATAATGGCAGAATCAATATTTGACATTTTAAATGATGTTAAGGAAATAGACACTACAGACCCTAATTCAAGAGTATTAATAATCGATGGATTAAACCTTTTTCTTAGGAACTTTTCTGTAAATGGAATGTTAAATGATAATGGAATTCCTATAGGGGGTGTAATGGGATTTTTAAAGTCTCTAGCACTTTCTATAAGGGAAGTTAACCCTACTAGGGTTGTAATTGCATTTGATGGAAAAGGTGGAAGCACCAGACGTAGAAAAATCCTACCAAGTTATAAGAATAACAGAAAACCTGGTAAACGTATGACAAGGTGGGATGCTTGGAAAAATTATGAAGAAGAACATGCTTCACAAAAAAGCCAAATTAAACGTTTAATCCAATATTTAAGTACTCTTCCCCTTAATGTCATTCAAATAGATAATATTGAAGCTGATGACACCATAGCGTACATTACAAATAATTTACTAGAAAAAGAAGTAACAATCATGTCAGCAGACCAAGATTTTCTTCAATTAGTAAATGAACGCATTACAGTATGGAGTCCTATTAAGAAAAAATTCTACACACCNGATTTAGTAATGAAGGATTATGGTGTACCGGCTCACAATTTCTTAATGTATAAAGTTCTAATGGGAGATAAGTCAGACAATATTGAGGGNNTTAAAGGANTAGGTCCTAAAAAATTACCTAAAATTGTTCCTGACATTATTACCGAAAAAATCTTGGATTTAGATTCCATCGTTCAAGAGGCTTTAGAAGGGGAAGAACCTATGCATGACAGAATTGTGGCGTCGGAGCATCAATTAGAAATAAATGAAAAGATAATGGATTTAAAAAATCCACCAATTTCAGGAGAATTAAAACGACAAATTCGTGAAATGATAAGTCGTCCAATAGATTTGCTCTCCCGAAATGATTTTATTATAATGTATAATAACGATTGTATGGGAAATGCTTTGCAAATTCCCGATGCATGGTTAACACAACATTTTGTAAAATTAAATAGTTACGCCCAATCAACACATGAATAAACTCACACAATATGGTCACCCGTTTCAAACAAAAGCATTAGCTGCGTTAGTAACGGATAGGGATTTCCTACAGCAGTCATCAGACATTGTGTCTCCTGATTATTTTGATTCTGACGCAAGTAAATGGATTGTTCGTAAAACACTTACTTACTTTAATGAATATCATACTACACCCACAATGGAGGTGTTTAAGGTAGAAGTTGAAGGAATTCAAAATGAAGTTCAAGCAGTTGCTGTAAAAGAACAATTAAAAGAAACATACAAGTCATCACAAGTAAAAGATCTTGAATACATCAAGAACACTTTTCTTGACTTTTGTAAAAATCAAACACTTAAAAATGCATTAATTAGATCCGTAGATCTATTAGAATTAGGTGATTATGATGACATTCGTAATTTAATTGACAAAGCACTTAAAGCAGGTGTTGAACGTGATTTAGGACACGAATATATAACTGACGTAGAAGACAGATATAGAGAAGACAGTAGATCTACAATTGAAACACCATGGCCTGTAATTAATCAATTATT